AGTTAATCACCAACAAATTAAAATGAGAGTATTTCTACTGACATTTTGCGATTTTATGATTGACCGCTTAGACGAGCATAGAGCTCGTAAGGGAGGACGACAGCTTTTGGTCCCCGATCACTTCGCATGGTCTTATGACCACACTTTGAAGTGTATCGGGATCGCTGCCGTCCCGGCCAAATATGGTAAATTCCTCGAATTTCAGGATGCTGGAAATCGGAGGAGTTGGAATGAATTGGAAGTTGCTTTGAAGCTCTTCCGTTCTGTAGTCGAGGTTTTATTTGACTACGATTCCAAACTCTCCCTTCCCGTATTCGAGGATTCGATGGTTTCTGGTTTAAAGGAAATTTTGACGTGGGAGTCTTCAGACTTCGTAAAACACGCCAAATACATCACCGTTTATCCAATGGCTAAATTTCTCCATAATCCTCTCCCAAAACGACCTGATACCTTTACCGGTCACCCCTTGTTGTTCAAGGGTCCGTTGAGGCGATACCTTCAAAACAGAATTGTGAGCCACAATAAGAATTGTGCCCGTCTGTTCCTTGGGTATCTTCAGGGTGTTAAGAGAGGAGCCGCCGTTGTTAGCAAGGATTTTATTGCTAACGCGCTTGAGGATCATCGGGAGGCAATGACAACATCACCTTCCCGTTTCGAACTATTCGCGACAAATCTTTCAGTCACGAATTATGCGGATAGAATCTTCCGCAATATTCCTAAAAGTACACCTAAGTTATTCGAAGGTAGTACCTCCGCCTCCTTCGAGTTACCCCGTTCTTCAGGGGGAGCTCGAGGTCAGATATTCCAAGAATATCTGGGCGAAGTGGATATAGATCGAAATGAATACTCGCGCATTATCGACGGAAACTCAGACGACTTGATCTTTATGTCTGAGTTGAGCCCCGGTCGTGTCAAGGAGATACGATCGCGTATCGCCCCCATAAATCTGGGTGATACGAAGAGGGCTCTTTTGGACAGACCTGCGACCAGGACTGCCCGGAGAATCGGCTTACCTGAGAATGAAAAACTTTTCTCGAAGGTTTCAGCCGTTTTAGAGCCATTAAAGGTCCGTTTAATAACGAAGGGCGAGACGTGGGCCTACTATTTCAGTAGATTCTATCAGAAAGATCTGTGGTCTTATCTACAGACTTTTCCCCAGTTTGTCTTAACTGGAAGACCCCTCATGTCCGCGGACCTCTATGATATGCTAGACAGGGAAAAGACTATCGGACTTGATCTTGGTTCCGAGTCTTTCTTCGTAAGTGGCGATTATAAAGCCGCTACGGATAACCTCAATATATATTACACTAAAGCCGTTTTCGAATCGGCATTACGGAGGTCGGGCTTACTTGAGTCCGATAAGAATGTTCTCCGCCAGGTAATATATGAGCAGACAATTGTCTATCCACCACGTTGCGAGGGTGATGACGACCTCTCCGTTGATCAGGAGAATGGACAGCTTATGGGCTCGACTTTGTCGTTCCCCATACTCTGCGTCGTCAATCTCATCGCTTATTGGTGGGCTCTTGAGGAATATACCGGTCGCAGTCTAAACGTACGCGACCTCCCTGTCCTAGTTAACGGTGATGATATAGGGTTTAGAGCGAATAACCTGCTCTACTCGATCTGGCTTGATAAAATCAAATTAGTGGGATTTTCTCTCTCATTGGGCAAGAATTACTGCTCTCAAAGATATTTTACTATTAATAGTAAAATGTTCTTTTGCAAGAGAAACCCACTCGATGGTAAATTTGATTTTGAGGAAGTTGGTTATCTCAACGTTGGTCTACTACAGAATACCGTAGTTGATCGACGTACCGGGGCTCTTAAGCCTCTTTGGGATAACTACAACGAGACTATGAGCGGTGCTGTGAACAAAATCTTTGCCCACCGTCGTTTCTTTCATTATAACGACAAAGCTCTCCAGTCTCTTACTCGTGATGGTGAATTTAACCTCTTTATATCCCCCCTTCTTGGGGGCTTGGGTTTCAAACTCCACCCGGAATTGAGGCCGCATGTTTATGCGACTCACTTCCAGATGAAACTTGCCACCTGGATATTAAATAGGTTGAAGTCCGGTATAACTACGGACCTTCCCATCACTGAGTACTTTTCCTCCCAGATCTCCCTATCAGACTCGGTTATTCGGAGTCTTTCCCATAAACCAGAAACCTTTCGACATTTGGGGACATATAAAGCAACGGACAAATTTGGACCACTTCGACAGAACGAACGGATTGCTGTTGACAAGCAGACAGCAACCCCCTTCATGATGGAAATCCCTATCACAGACCAGCCGAGTTTAGAACTCAGCTTTCCGACCAATCGACTCTTGAAAGAGTTTCGACGATCATCTGGTTGGATAAGGGGAAGGAGGACGTATAAACTTAATACCCTCCTAACAAGATCTTTCCGTCTCATCGAAGTTTTGAGTGAAAATTCCAACAATTCACTCCCTGTCCAACGTTCTTGTGGGGAACTCGATTCCCATGCTCTTATGGCACATTACAGCAGTGATATATCAAACTGCTCATGTGTCACGTGTAGTCATAACCATCATTAATACCTCTGTTTTTCAACAGAGGTATTCAGCATCATCGGAGAATAAGAATATTATATCCTCAACGAATGATGCCTAAACGTCTACAACAACAACCAAGAGCTTCCACAAGAACCGTGGCGGTGGCTTATACCAAACCCACCCAACCACGTCCACCTAGGATCTCGACCAATAACACCAACGGTCGTGTTACCACGACCGTCAAGCACAGAGAATTCATCTCTGATATAGCGGCTTCCACGGAGTACGCTGTTACCAAGTACTCCATCAACCCGGGGGATTCAAGAACCTTCCCCTGGCTGTCGCGCATGGCAAAACTTTTCGAAACATACAAGTTTCGCGACTTGAAATTCTCTTATGAGCCCACTTGCGGTTCAGCTACGCCTGGTTCTGTGAACTTGGCGATAGACTTTGACGCAAGTGATGACGCTCCTCCATCGAAGATACAACTTATGTCGTATCACAATGCGAAGAGAATTTCCCCCTGGTCAGCAACGACTTATGTCGCCACCCACCAAGACCTCTCTAAGTTTGCCATATCTCGCTATACCCGTGCTTCTACCCAACCACCTAATACCGACATTAAGACCTACGATGTTGGAAACTTCTTCATCGCCGTTTCCGGCGTTGATGGGGCTTCTCTTCCCGAAGTAGGTGAACTCTACGTTGAATATACAGTAGAGTTGTACACTCCCCAGATCCCATCTGGCTCAATCCAACCTGAACTGTTTGTGGGAACCATTGGAAACAATGGTTTCACACTTCCACTTCAGGGCCAGCCCTTTGGACCGAATCCCAAAGCCACGAATTTCAATGGCACTGGTTTTCTTTCCTTCGACGCTGGTGGATTTAACTTCAACGAGCCTGGGAGGTACCTTGTTGTCTGGTCGCTCGATATTCTGAGCTCACAAGTGGTTAAAGCCGGAATTGACTCCTCGGACGGTGTCACCATCACACAAGTTGGTGATGTTAACCGTTCCGATAATGTCTGGTTATTCGACATTCCTGTCCCTCCGGCCACGGTCGACTTTACAGCTGAATTTAAAACAGCTCCAAAATCATCGATCCTACGTGTTTGTCCACTCCCCCAACCATTGCCGTAATCGGCCCCGTCTCCACACACAATTTGTTTAGGTGAGATAATGAAATCTGACCCTACTGCCTGACTCAGTTCCAGTTTTGGGAAACCGTCCTTACTATCACCGGAGATCGTTTGTTAACGACCTTCTTCGGATGTTTGGACCCCATTATGGAACATCTGCAAAACAGGAAAGTGGCAGGTTGTCCTACCTCTTTATGTGTGTTCTCGACGGGTCTACCGACCCTCGACCAATAATCGAGGACGTTACATCTACG